CAAGCAGGGCCTCCGAGAGCGCGGCCGAGGGGTCGAAGGGGATCTCGGTCGGGGCGGTTATCCCCATGATGGCTAGCGATGCGCCGGCGGCGGCCTCTAGCGTCATTCCCGCCGGCACGGTGAAGGTCATCGTCGCGCCGCTCTGCCCCGCGATGGTCAGGGTGAAGGTCGGCGTGGCCGTCAGGTCCAGGGTCGCGCTCGAGGTAGCGTCGGAGGAGCCGAGCGGGATGGTGGCGTCGGCGGTCGCCGTAACGGTCAGGGTGGCCGCAGATGCCGCATCGCTCAAGCCGAGCGTTATCTCGGTGGTAGCGGTTAGCGTCGCCGTAGCCGATGAGACCCCGGCGCTGGGGTCCGCCGGGATCTCGGTGGGGGCGGAGAGGGCGAGGGTCGCGCTTGAGGTAGCGGCCGTCGCCAACTCAAAGATCGGAGAGAAGGGTTGTATCGCCAGCGCGGCCGTGCTGATGGCGTCGGAGGCGTCGAGCGGGACCTCGGTCTGAGCCGACGCATCCAGAGTCGCGGCAGAGGTCGCGTCAGACGCGCTGAGCGGGAGCTCTGTCTGGACGACGATGCTGAGGGTGGCCGCCGAGAGCGCGATGGCGGGCCCGGTCGTCAGGTCAGCGGGTGCGGTGACCTCGAGGGCAGCGGTGGATAGCGCAGCGGTAGGCGCCAGTGGCACTTCCGTTCGTGCCTCGACTGCCAGCGTCGTAGTCGTGACCGCATCGGAGGCGTCCAGTGGAACCTCGGACGGCGCGGTGATCTCGAGCGTGGCCGTCGATACGGCGTCGGCGCTGAGGAAGAAGAACGGGAATGCGCCGGCGGTGAGCTCTAGCGTGGCGGACGAGACTCCGTCGCTGGCCGCAGCCGGGATCTCGGTCTGGGCGCTGACGTCGATCGTGGCGGTGCTGAGAGCGTCGGAGACGTTGAGCGGGACGCCGGTCTGAGCCTCGATCGCCAGAGCAGCCGTGGAGACCGCATCGCTCGAGCCGAGCGGCAGGGCCGTCTGAGCCTCGATAGCCAGCGCGGCCGTAGAGGTAGCGATGCTGGGCCCGGTCGGAACCTCAACAGGGACGACGAGGGATAGCGCCGTGGTCGAGGTAGCGTCAGAGGCGGCGAGCGGAACGGTGGTCTGTGCCGACAGCACCAGCGTGGCCGTGCTCGTGGCGTCGGATGCCAGCGCGAAGGTCGGGGTTGCTGTAAGCGCCAGCGTGGTAGTCGATACCGCATCCGAAGCCTGCAACGGGACCAGTTCCTCGGCGGCGGGGATCGTGACCTCAGCGGTGGCGGTCGACGTAGCATCGGAGGCGTTGAGCGGGACCTGGGTGGTGGCGCTGAGCTCAAGCGTGGCGGCGCTCGTCGCGTCGGATGCCGCGGCCGGGACCTCCGTGGTGGCGGTGAGGGCGAGCGTGGCCGTCGAGGTCGCGTCGGATGCAAGCGCGAAGGTCGGAGAGGCGGTGAGGGTAAGGGTCGCGGCGCTGGTAGCGACACTGGCGGTGAGGGGTAGCTCGGCCGGGGCGGTGAGCGCGAGAGTCGTCGCCGAGGTCGCGTCGCTGGCGGCGAGAGCTACCTCAGTGGGAGCGGCGAGGGTGAGAGCCGTTGTGCTGGTAGCGGTGGAGGCTGCGAGCGGGATGACCGCCGGGGCGATGATGGAGTAATCCCAGGCGGCGGGTCCATCGTTGACGACAGTGGTTCCGGTGAGGGAGGTCTGGTCGGCCCCGCCTCCGGTCTCGTCAAGAACGTCAGTCGTGGTCGCGGCCTGGTCGAAGTTCCAGAGAGCGTCGGGACTCAGGTCCATCCAGTCTTGGGTGGCGCTACCGTCCTCCAGCGTGGCGATGTTGGCGTCGGACAGCTCCGACTGCCACTCGGCGGCGACGGCAATCTCCATCTGCTTCCAAGCTACCCCGACGATCTCACCGAACCGGACTGTGCCCCCGGCCTGGCTGGACGGGTTGCCCACCGTTGTGGACATAGCCTCATGCGTCCAAGTTCCGCCCTGCCAGATATGGGCGCGGGGTGTGGACGTGCCGGTCGCCTTGGTCACGGCGACGATCACCCATTCGTCCTCGTTCACTACGGTAGTCGAGAGGGCCGAGGTCCCAAGCTGGAGCTTCCCTGCGTTATCAACTCCGAGACGGCAACCGGCCAGCCCCCCGGCTGAAGTGTGATTCGCAATCAGGTAGCGGACCGTGTTGGCTTCGACCGAGTTGCCACGGAACATCGCCGCGACGGTCAGGGCACCAGTTATGTTGACGTTCCCGATGGAGGTCCGGAGGGAGTCGTCTACGCCATCGAACTCTCGGGCCGTGATCCCGCTGGTCGCTCCGGTGTAGTCGAAGATCGACCAGGTGATCGCTGCGACCTCGACGGAGCAGCGCCCGGAAGGTGAGCCGCCGGACCGGTGCCCGACGACCTCGACGCTGAACAGTGAGGGGTCGGTGCGACCGGCATCCCCGGCCACAGTCTGCGTCAGCGTAACGCTGTTCGGGCTGAAAAGACCGATCGAAGTCCCGAGGGTGCTCGCGACCGTGGTGCCATCGTACTTGACGATTATGTCGGCGGTCGGGTTTGCGCCGTTGTGTGACTTGCGAACAACCGCCTTGAAGGTCTGCGTGGCGTTGTTGACGGTGTCGGTGCCGTAACCGGCGAAGTCAACCTCGACGGCGGTATCGGCCGCGCCGCTGCCGTCGCCATCGGTGCACCAGTTGGCGTCAATTGAGGCAACGTCCTCGTCAATGTCCGTGATCGCGCAGGACGTGAACCCGCTCTGCGAGATGATGCTTCCGGCGAGTAGCGCCCTGACAGCCATCTAGATCACCACGTCTGCTCGCCCGCGTTGACGCAGGGAGTCGGCGGAGTCTCGTCGTGCGGGCAGTTGTGCCAGCGGACGTAGGAGCCTGCCAGCGGGAGCTTCTGGCCCTTGAGTTGCTGGTCGAGCCGGTTCGTCAGCGCGGTCTGGTTGGCCTGCGCCTCGAACCGCAGCTCGACGACCAGCGACGGAGCGCCTTCGTGATCGCGCGCGTCGATGCGCTCGATGCCCCACTTCGCGTTCGCGGCGGTGAACGTCGTTAGGTCCGTCTGGACCTGATCGCGGGCCGAAGCTCCGCCGAACTTCAGCAGGGCTTGGACCGCGTAAACCACGATCAGTCGAGAGTGACATCCAAACCACCGATTGCGATGGTGGCCGGAGTCTGCGTGGTTGAGATGACCGTCGACGTGCAGCTGCCGTGACAGAGCACGTTGCCCAGGGTCGCGGCATCGCAGATCGCCCAGTAGGTGATCGTATCTGTGCCGGACGTGCAGGCGGCGAACGTGATCGCCGCGCCGTTGGTCTTGGCGCCGGCGGCAGCCGCGTCCATATCGGAAGCGGCGATCGACTTCCGGGCGTACCCGGTGTAAGACGCCTCGGTGATGGTCGAGCCGGTATGCCCGTCGTTGACGACGGCGGTGCAGAGCGCCAGGTAGACGGGCGCTGTGATGGTCAGGGTGCCGTCGCCGAATATGTGATCCAGCACGGCGTTCTCGAGGTAGTCAGAAAATGAGGCCATGGGGCCCTCCTTATGGGATCAGGTCGGTTTCGTGGTAAGGGACGCGGACATTGGGCATCTGGTTTGGCGGCCGCCGGAGGAGCGGGGCCCATTTCTCGTCGAGCTGTAGCCGGGTAGCCGCATCGCCCTCAAGGCGACGCAGCCGGTCGGCGTAGGCCCGCTGACGGGCCAGCTCACGGTCGTAGACCTCCTGCTCCTCCGGTGAACGTGCCATCTACTTGACGCTCTCCTGCTGCTCGACGTGGGTCGGCGACTTGGGGCCCGTCTCGAGCGAGTACGCCTCGTTCGGGAGCGGGTCGATGCCGACCCCCGTGAATCCGGCCTCGATGCCGGCCTCATGGCCGAGCACCTCGCCCAGCTCAGCGGGAGCCTTTGGCTTCGCGGCCTTCTTGGTCGTGGTCGTCGTCTTCTTCTTGGCGGTCATCGGACTAGCTCAGTCCGCGACTGATTTCGACCTGGACGTGGCCGCCCGGGTCTGCGAGGCCGGTGCCGCCGACGCTCGTTGAGACGAACTCGAGGACGTCGCCATCGGCGAGGTCCAGGTTCGCTGCCACCCCGAGGGTGAAAGCGAGCTCGTCGTCCTCGGTGCCGTCAACGCCGGTTACGAATGCCAGCGTGGCGGCGACCGTCACTCCCGCGCCGGTCTGTCCCCGGTTGACGAGGGTGAGCGTTCGGCTCTCGGTGTTGTCGCCGGTTACATCCGCGACGGGGGTGTATGAAACCCCCGTGATCTCCCCGATGTACGGCGCCTCGCCGATGTGCAACGCGGCGTCTGCCGCCGCGATCGCTGAAGGGCTGTTGCCCGTCAGCTTGGTTGTGTGTGGTGCTGTGTCAGCCATCTTGTGCTCCCTTCGGGGAGTCCGCGCGTGTGGATCGAGTCCACACGCGCGGCCCCGGATTGATTACTTACGCCGCCGGGCTCTCGAGGAACGCCGCGGGGTAGCGGTCGGCCTCGGTGGGCTCGTCGTAGTTGATCGTGTTCGAGACCTGCCAGCCGACACGGAAGGTGACTCGCGTCGCCACCATGTCCTGCTGGGCGAGGTTGTACACGATGGCACCGGCGCCATCCTGGATCACGGCCTGGTCGAGGACCTTGATCGAGATGTCGCTTCGGACACCGACGACGAACTCCGCTGGATCGAGCGCGAACAACTCCGGGGAGCTGAGGGCGGTCGGCCACAGGCCCCTCATCGGGTACGAGACTGACGCCCCGTACACATTGTTCTGATCGACCTCGGGGTGACGATCGCCGTCCACGTTCCTCGCGTTACGGAGTAGACCCTTGAGGGTCGTCCGCGCGATGAGCTGGCTGGCGTCGTAGCCCTCGAGCTCGAGGAGCGAGAGGACGTCGGAGAGATCTCCGGCAATCCCGCCCGCCGCTGCGGCCGCGGTTCCGCGCACGACCGAGTTCGGGGCCGTCACGGCTGCGCAAGCGGCCGCGATGTCAGTCGGCCACGTTCCCGGGGCGTTCGTACCGAAGAACACGGCGTCATCGAGCGTCCGGGCGATGGCCTGCCGGATGAGCGGCTCGACCTCGTTCCAGATGTCGAAGTCCGTGTCATCGAGGACGTTCTCCGGGACCGGGCAGATCACGGCGAGCTCCTCGATGTTCAGGTACTTGTTGTCCCAGTTGACCTCGGACGTCTGCTTGAGTCCCGTATCGCCGGTGACGAAGTACGCGACGGGCAGGGCCGAGAGAATTGGGAATCGGACCTGAGCAGCGGCAACCGGAACTCGCGTGAACGAGTTGAGTACCGCCGAGTCAGCCGCGAGGGCCTTCAGCATTCGTGCCGAAACCTCCTCGGGGATGAGTGCGGCCGCGTCCGTGCGGCTGATGATGCTGTTGTAAGTAGGCATAGCCTCTCACTTCCTTGTGTGTTGGTTTGAAGAGACCACGCCTGGGCCTCCGGTCAGCGACCAGCCGCTCGCCGGATGATCGAGTTCATGTCTGAGGGCTTCGGGTTGGTGCCTCGCGCACCACCATCGAACCCACCACCGGACTGACCGAGGGCCTTCGCAAGCCGTTCGGCGTCCACCTTCATCTCCTCCTCGGTATCACCGGTGAGCCGGTCTACCAGCTCTTGCGGCAACCCCGAGGCGGTTCCGACCTTGATCCGCATGGTTTCGAGTCGGGCCTCTTGCGCCTCCTGGCGGGCCGTATCTCGCTCTGCGGTCAACCTCTCCGACTCGGACTTCTTGGCGTTCTCGGCTGCCTCCTGTTGGTCGGTCAGCTTCTTCTCGGCTTCGCGCCGAAGCTGACGTTCCTTCTCGAGGGCCTTCATGCCTGTCTCTCCGAGCTGCTCGCCGGCCGGAGCCGGAGGCTCTGGCGTAGCGGGAGCGGCGGTCGTCGTGTCCTGGTCCAGGGTCGTGTTCTCGTTGTCGGGCATCGCGCCTTCCTATTTCGTGACCCGGGCATCGCGCCTGGATCGATTGGTGGTAGTAAGTGTGTCCTCATCGGTCGGCGGGCCGCCGTTGAGCTGCTCGGGTACGCGGTTGCCGGTTCCCTCCTCAGCGTTCTTGGTGTCCAGCGCCTTGAAGTCGCGCTCGGGAAGGCCGATGAGCACCTTCGCCCGCTCGATCTGCTGCGGGGTCAGGCCGACCATCTCCCAGCAGATTTCCAGCGGCAGGGCGAGCTCGCTGCGGAGCTTGATTACGCCGTCGACGAGCTGGCCGAAAGTGCGCGACTCCGGATTGCGCCAGATCACCTCGGCATCGGTGGCGTCCTTGCCGGTGGAGAGGCCGATGGCCTCTTCCCATGAGTCGGAGAAGTCCTCCTGCTTGCTCATCACCTTCGCCACCAGGCCCGTCTCGGCCGCTTTCAATGCGTCACCTGAGATGTTCACGATCTGGCCGAGGATGTAATGCGGCGGGGTTCGCGAGAGCGCGGCGATGTGGTTGATGTACATGCCGATCGGTGTGACGTAGGCGGCGGGGTCGCCGGGAGGCAACGAGCCGACCTTCGTATCGGGATCGGAGAAGGCGAGGAAGCGGGAGGTGGCGGCCTCGACGGTCTGGTTGGCAATCGGTTGGCCGTCAGCCCCCAGCGCCGGCTCCCAACCGGCGGCGTACCGCTGCGGCGCGGCGTGGAACTCAGAGCCCACGTCAAGGTCCAGGCAGAGCTTGTTCACGCGGTCCTGCAAGGGAATGATGACCTCCAGGTCGCTCATTCCGCCGAGCAGCATGTCGCGGTTGTTCTCCATCGGGATCAGAGGCACAACCCCGAGCGTGTTCGGCATTCCACCCATTGATTCCTCCACGGGCTCCCAGGTGGGGCGGCCAGCGGTCGTGCGGACCCGGCCCCGGGAACGCCACTTCCACACGCGGTCAGGGAGGTACAGGGTGCAGTAGGCGTGCTTGTCGTTGCCCTGCCAGCGCTTGATCCCGGCCAGCCGCTCGCGAGTCGCGGGGTCGGAGTAGACGTAGCACTCGTAGGGATGCTCGCCGGTGATCCGTGTGGGGTTCGCGCTTGGGTCGACAAGGAGGAAGGAGCAACCGCACTTGATCGCCTCGGTGTGAATCTGATTCTGGCCGGAGTCCAGGCCGTTCGCCTGCCAGAGATCCCAGGCTTCCTCGTCCGCCGGCTGGTCCACGCCGCCGAAGCGGAAGCCCTGAACCGAGAGTCGCTCGACCGAAGAATCAACGACGATCTGACACCAGTTGTCGGCGGCGTTGGGGAAGAAGCGCCCGAAGATTTCGTGGAAGCGGGCAGTCGCGTTGGCGATCCGATGCTCACCGCCGTAATAGTCTCGAAAGAGCTTCGCCTCCTCGGCCTGCTGCGTCAACAACGGCAGCAAGCTGTCGCGCCAGTCCTCGGGGTTGTTTGGTGTGTCGTCGGGCAAGTGGATCTCCTACAGGAAGGTGGCCGCCCGCTTGGGCGGCTGCTCTAGGCGGTTGAGGATCGCTCGATCCGCCCCAATGGTCAGGGCCACGGCGGCGTCAATACGTTCGCGGGACTTGCGCTTGCTGATCCGCCAGCCCCGCTCGGTCTGCGTTACGACGGCAGCAAGGATGTGGGCGCGGAAGGTCTCATCGCCGTCGAAGACCAGGCGGTGCTCCTTGATGAGCTCGTAGATCCGCTCGGACGCCGGCGCCATGTTCGCGTTGCCCTGGTCGTACTCGACCATCGGCAGACCGACCTCAGCGAGCATCTCAGCCGACTCGCGAAACGACCACGGGTCGAAGGGAATCTCTCGCAGGCCGCCCATCGTCGATGCGAGCTCGAGCAGACGGGCCCGGTTCTCTGAGGCCGACAGCGGGTGGCCTTCGGTAGGTACGCGGATGTCGTGGTGGACGTGAAGCTTGTCGCCGTGCCACTGGCACCAGACGAAGGCGGAGGCGTCGCGCTTGAGGCCGATGTCGACGCCCATCCAGCAGGAGTTCTCGGGGTTGAACAGCGGCTCACCAACGCAGGCGTCGATGTCGGCCGGGCTCACCCAGGCATCCTCGGTGTCGGTCCATTGGTTCAAGTGCAGCCGGCGGAAGATGAACTCAGGGAGACGGGTGCGTTCCAGGCGGAGGTCTTCAGTCTTGATCCAGCTCGCCGGGTTCGCCTTGCGCCACTCCTTCTCGTCGTCAATGTCGGCGCCGGGGTCGGCCTCGTACCAGCGGCAGAACATCCGGGCCTCGCGCATCGCCTCGATGCCCTCGCGCTCCAGCTTGGCCGCCTGCTCGTAGACCTGCCAGCAGATCGACTCGCGATCGAAGCCGGCGGTGGTGATCGAGGCAACCAAGGGATTCTCACGGGCGAGCTGCCCGGTGGTGAGTGCGTAGTAGAGCTCGGGGTCGCTGTGAGCCCACAACTCGTCGATGACGACGAGGGAAGGGTTGAGGCCGTGCTGGAGGGGAGCATCAGAGGACAGAACGCGGAAGACGCCCTTGTTGGAGGGCGAGATGATGACGTTTCGCTGCGGCTTGAGCCACTTTTGCAGGGCCGGGCTGACCTCGACAAACTCCTTCGCCTGGTTGAACACGATCCGGGCCTGGTCCTTCGACGCGGCGGCGACGTAGACCTCGGCGCCGTGCTCGTCCATCGCCAGCAGGCCGTAGAGGGCGATGGCGCTCATCAGCGTCGACTTGCCGTTCTTGCGGGGAATCCCGATCAGAGCCTCGCGGTAGACGAAACTGCCGTCCTCCTTGACGAGGTACAGCTCGTCAAGGATGTCGCGTTGCCAGGGCTCCAGCTCGAGCGGCTCGCCGGACCAGCGGCCCTTCGTCTGCCGGACGTTCTTCTCGACGAATCGTGCGACTCGATCCCCGTGGCCGTGGAAGTAGGCGGGTTTCTTCTTCTTCGTCGCCGTGGTCATGCCGGGGTCAGCTCCGGCTCACCGATCGCATCGTTCATCTCCTGAACGAGCGAGCGACGGTGGAGCTCAGCCAAGCCGAGGCGGGTGCGGGCGACGGGGGTCAGCGCATATTGGTCAGCGAAGCGCAGATACATCTGCTGGGACGCGCGCTCGGTGGAGAGGGCAGGATGCTCGACCACTTGGCCGGCGCTGCCACGAGAGAGGATGCCCTTCTTGTCGATCACGCGCTTGGCCTCCCGAAAGCGGGAGTAGGCGGTCGCGGCCATCTCCAGGGCGGCCGTGTCCACCTTGTCGAGGATGCCGACCTCGTAGAGCACCGGCACCGCTTCGTTCCAAAACGCCTTTGCGTCCTTGTCGAGGTGATCGGGCGGTTCAGGAGCCTTGTGGACGGGAGCGGGGCGCACAGGCTCCGGCAGGGGCCGGCGCCCGGGATTTCCCTCGGCGATTCGCTGCTCAACAGGCTTTGGCGGACGTCCTCGGGCCATCAGTCGCCCCTGGCGAGGTTGTTCAACTCCGCCAGCTCCTGGTCGAAGTCCGCTTCCACCGGTGCGCCGGCGGCGGGGACCATCGCGACCTTTTTCGGCTTCCGCAGGTCGAGCCACATCCGGCAGGCGGTGACGTTGCCGGATACTGCGGCCTGGTACAGCGCCTCCTCGACGTGCTCTGTTGCTTCACGCTCTGCCTCCGCGACCTCGGCCGCAAAGACGCCATCGGTGTCGATAGCGTCGAAGATGTCGTGCCGGGTGAGGCCGATGAACTCGGCCGCCGCGCCCGGACGCATCCCGTTGCGGATGTGCTCAAGAATCCTCGGTCTTTCGCCTTTTGATGGCATTTTTGCCAGCCTCGCGACCGCCGTCTAGCTGAGGTCGAAAACCGCGACCGTGACGGTGGTCAGGGTCTCGTATGCGACCGAGCAGAGGCCACCGTCGGCCGGATCCCCGAACAGGTTGCTCGGGAAGGGTCCGATGAACCGCTCCTGGCCGGCGGTGACGTCAATCACCGGATCGTCGATGGCGATGCCGCTGACGGTCTTGGGAGTGGTGAATGTGGCCTCGACATCGACGCCAGAGCCGTTCTTGATGTGAATGAACGTCCTGTCGCCGGGAACGAATTGGTCCGCGGCGGCGGCGGCCCCGTAGGTCGCCGTCAAGCCCGTCCGAACGATTGCCTGTTTCGTGATAACTGCCATGTTGTCTCCTGTGTTGGTTGCTTGCCGGTTTGATAGCGGGCCCCGGTGCCGCCCCGGGCGGCCGGGGCCTATGAAGCCCCAGTGAACGCTGGTCCGCCCGCATCGAGTAAGGATCTTAGTTGCCCCAAAGTACCGGATGGGTCAGAGGGCAAGTTACCCACGGCCCCCCGGCGGCTATTTGGGGCAGGTTAGGTTCGTCGCTCGATCAGAGCGGCCCAATGCACCATCGCGACGCCACGTTGGAAGCGAAAGTGCTCGAGGACGTGCCAGTCGGGGGCGATGTAGTCCTCGAACCACGGCAAAACGTGCTTCGAGTACCAGAAGGCGTTGACTGCGCGGCGCTCGTTCATGTCACCGGCGGCCTTCCCGGCGACGTAGCCGGTGGCGAAGCGCTCCTCGCCGTCTGGGTGCCGCCAGCGACCCTTGAAAGTGTGATTGATCCCCTGCCCATCGGTGAAGAACAGCGCCAGGCGGTCCTTCTTCTCCGCAGCGGCCCAGAATGAGCGGAATGAGTGGTACGGGTAGGCGTAGGAGTCGAAGTCTGCGACCGCGAAGGCGTCCTTGAGGCCGTCAAAGGGCCAGTCGTCGCAGTCGGCGACCCGAATATCGGCCTGCGGGAGCTTGGAGGCCGCCACAGCGACCCGTTCCTCATCAATATCGGCTCCGTAGAGCCTACGGTCGGTGTAGAGGTCAACCGCAAGGTCCGCATCACCGATGAAGGGAGCGTAGATCGGCCCGTCGTCGGCCATTTGGAGCAACCGCCTGCGGATCAGCACCTTGCGAAAGAGGTCGACGTGCTGCTTCTCGTTCGTGTGAAGGTCCGGATTGAGCGATTTCGTCTTGCGAGGAACGCTCGCCATCAGAACAACGACTTGGGCATCGAAAGGGCGGGCTTCGGCGTAGGTGTGTCTATGCGCTTGGACAACTCGTTCGGGCGGACCCAGTGCTCGGGGTAGTCGCGGTAGACGTCACCGAGCAGGTCGATCCGCAGCTCGGTGCGGTGGCCGGAGTCCTGCTTGAAGAAGAAGGCGATGTCGAGGTTGGAGCAGACCGCTTGCATGTCCTCGGCCCATCTGGGATCGAGCTTCCGGTGGCCGGGACCGCTCTCGCCGCCGACGATCATCCACTCGATGCCGGAGGCGTAAGGGCTGTCGTTGAACGCCTCGGCGAACGGGCCGATAGCCGGCTCGTAAGAGACAAAGTGCACAACGGCCGGAACCTGGGTCAGCGGCCTGAGCCGGTCCACCACGCGGGCATCCTCGATGCTGGTGCCGAGCCACACATTCGGGTAGCCCGCGCCCCAATCGGACGGGAGCATCCGAGCAATGTTCTCGGGCCGCTTGGTGAGCATCTGGAAGTCGAGCCACTCGCACTCGCGCACCAGCTCCCAGACATCGGCGCGCCACTCATTCGGGCCGGGGTAGTCCTCGAAGACGTCAGCGAGGCTGGCGCAGAACACCATCTCGGGCCGCCGGCGGGCGCGGGCCTCGCGGTTCCACTTGGAAACCTGAGCCCAGGGCCCCTTCGTGCGCTGACGGATGCCGGTGGCGCCCCAGAGGTCCGGCTTTCCCATCCGGTTCTTGACGAGCGTTTCGGCGTAGCAGTGTTTACATCCGTCGCTGACCTTGTGGCACCCCATCCAGGGGTTGAAGGTGTGGTCGGTCCATGCTATGAGGGTCGAGTCGGCCATTGTCGTTGCTGCTCCTTCGGTAAGTGGCGGGCATAGCTGAAGGATAGCAGCTCTTCTTCAGAAACTTGCCGAGGCCCTGCGCGAGGGAATGGCCGAACCCCGGCAGGGGCCGACCGGACGACGATGGGGGAGCAGCAACGCAGCCCATCGACGCCCGGTGGCTACTCTCGTGGTTGCCGCTGTGGGGTCGGTTCGACTTCAGCTTTCGCCTGGTCGGCCGTCCCCCATACCCAACCACAGGACAGCGTCGGTCCAGAGAGCTAGCGTGATCGTATCAGCCCGCGTCGGACGACGCTACGTCGAAACTACGTCGCGGTCCAGCTTACGTCGAATCGCGATGAGCTGCGCAGGCTTGCGGAACCGACGAGCGGCGCGCAGCTCGGAGCGAATGTCGACGTATCTGGACCGAGCCTCGGACTCCAGCAGAATCAACTGGTCGCCGAACGGAAGGTCGTTGCGGGCCTGCCGGCGATTGGCTTCGCGGAGCTCGTCGCGCTCACGGGCCTCGCGGGTCAGGCGGTCTTGGAAGAAGGGATCGACGGCCTCGGGCTCATCCGACAAGGCCCGGGCCGGGTGGTCAACGTAGGCACCTTGTCGGCCGGCGAGGATTGCACTCGATAGCAGCCGGGGTTTGTGGCGGGGGTCCATGACGAAGCGGATCTTGGTCCCACGCTCCTCCTCATCCCACCAGACCTCGAGAACGATGATGTAGCAAACCCGGATGACCTGACGGCGTGGCTCACCGAAGGCGTCGTAGCCGAGAGCCGGGTTCGGCTCGCGATAGCCGATCGGCACGACAGAGTTCATCCCGGGCACCCGCCGCCCCTTGGGGATCACCAGCTCGTTTTCCCGGTGCGTGTATATGCGCTCGGCCTCGGCGCGGTCGACGATCACGCCACGAGGGTAGATCAGCCAGCGGCGTAGCCGCGAGCAGCACGCTCACTCATCTCGCATCCTCTGAGGAACACGGCACCACAGACAGACGACCCAGCCAGCCCTTGAGACCCAACCGCATTTAGGGCACCGCGTCTTACTCATCGTGGCCGGTGTTGCTTCCGGGGACGGTGGACTTCCATGACCTCCGCCGGATAGCATGACCTGGACGACCCCCGAGAACCGATACGGTGCGCCCGTAATCCTCGGGCTTGAGTCCGAACGACCCAGCGAGAACCGCGAACTCGCGCTCCTCTGCGCCGTCGAGTGCGAATACGACCTTGGGCTTGAACTCTCCGACCTCGGGGTCGAAGCTCCCGCCCTTGATCTGGACATTCAGGCCCAGGTCCTCGGCGACCATCTGTAGCGCCTCCTCCAGCGCGGCACCGATCTGCTTAGCGGCGGCGCGGTCTAGCGTGGTGATCTTGTCCATGATGTTCCTCCTCGTCGTTGCCTTCGGATCATTATTCATTTTCTTCCCGTGGGTGTCCAGGGGGCCGTCGTCCGACCGCTTCGACTTCGGCCTCCCACACATCTATCTCGCCGCCGAATCTCTCGGCCAGGGGTCGCACTTCAAGCGTTACATGCCACCCGTGGGTAGGCGCAAAGCTAGTGAGTCTCTCGTTCACTTGGGCGCGAACGGCCTCCTCATCGACGCCAGTCGCTTGAAAGCGCATGACTAGCGGGCCCTCTACTATTACCTGATCCATTGGTGGCTCCTTGTAGTCGGTGGCTTTGGTGATACCGCTCATCGGTCCTCCTTGGTTGGGTTGAGGGCACGGAACGCGATCTGCATTTCCTGGGAGCGATTGCCCCGATAGTCCATGCCTGCGATCTCTTTCAGCGCCGCCTCATATTGGTCTAAGGCGATGAGGGCGGCTTGAATGGCGGCACAAACCTCGACGCATGACTTGCACGGACAGCCGCCGTGGAAGTCATGCGTTTCTCGCGCAGCCAACGTCCACAGCCGCTCCCGCTGCTCTTTGGTGATACCGCTCATCGGTCCTCCTTGGTTGGGTTGAGGGCACGAAGTGCTGAGGCGAGAAGTGCCTGCGCATCACCGCTGGGGCCTATCTGGGGTGGCAGTTCGACCTCAAGCGCCCGACGAATATCAGCCGCCGCACGTTCCACCCGCGCCTCGCATTGGTCTAGGGCGGTGAGAACATCAAAGAGCGCCCCCCGATCCTCAAGGCTCAGAGGCTCCCCTAGAGCCCCCAGGCTGACAGCCGCTTCATCAAGCCGCGCCCGCTGCTCTTTAGTGATACCGCTCATCAAGAGGTCGATTTTCCAGCTTCGCTTCCCTCGATCGCCCGGGCGAGGTCGTCTTTATCCTCCGCCATCAGAACGCCCTCCTCTCCTCTCTCGTTTCGTAACTAACCGAGCAAGGCCCCCGAATAATCATCACGCTCTCGTCCGACACGACTCGCACGAGGGCCACTGTGTCATCCCGGTCATCCTCTCGTCTGCCCTCGATAATCTCCACGCGGACGTCCCGCAGCACTAGCGTCGCCATCAGAACAGCCCTCCGATCACTCGCACCAGGGCGTAGAGCACCACGCCCCAGCCAATAAAGCCGAGGATGATCAGCGACGTCAGGGCATAGGTCGTCCTCCAGCCGGCCTCCTGCCACTGATCCCCCGGTGGGCCGTACAAGCGCCGCAACTCTTTCGTCGCCAGCGCGTCCGAGCTACTCGACCAACGTCTCATTTGCTGCTCCTCTCTCTGGATTACGCGGATCATACGTCATTCGCTGTCATTCGCTCGTGCGCACCAGCGAATGACACCTCTGTCTAAGCGCTTAGACGCACCTGGGACGTCCGGAAGAAACGGGACGTATTTTCGCGTCGGGTTCCGCTCGGT